GTAGAGTTTTATTTTAGAAGTTTAATTGCACAGGAGAAATGCAATGAGTAGTTGGTTAGAGAAGATCACGACAAAAGCAGCATCCAGAGGGACAAAGACAGTCATCTCTGGTGGCGAGGGTGTAGGGAAAACAAGCACAGCAGCACATTTCCCAGACCCTATATTCATAGTAGCTGCTGGTGAGGATTCGTTGGGGACGCTACAGGATGCTGGTGAGATACCTGCAACTAATGCTTTCCCTCCAATGAATAGCTGGACTGATGCTAATCAGGCACTTGAGGAATTATTGGCATCGGATAAGGCTCCAGGAACCTTGGTTCTTGATGCTCTTGATGGCTTTGAGGCTTTAGCTGTGGAGCATGTGAAGAACACTAAGTTCGACGGTGACCGTCTAAAGTTCCAGTCCTACGGTGCTGGTTGGGGAGTTGTATCCGACAATTGGAGGACGTTCTTGGCGATCCTCGATGGGATTGCTGGTCAGGGTACAAACCTGATTATCTTGGCACATGTCGAGGTGAAGAAAATGAACTCGCCTGACTCGATTGATTATGATCGATGGCAACCTGCTGCAAATAAAGCAGTGTGGGCATTGACGAGCCGTTGGTGCGACAATATCTTACAGCTAAGTTGTCTCCAGAGTGTTGAGGAGACAGATGGTAAGGCGAAGGCGCGTGGTACGGGTGACCGCATCATGTACACAAGTCCTAATCCGGCTAGAGTTTGTAAGAACCGCCACGGCATGGAAGACCAATACTTACTCGGTAGTAGCCCACAAGCTGCTGCCAAGGTCATTGCAGATACGTTAAATCTGTGATATTTCTAGGTTTTGACATCATATAGGAGATATAGATATGTCAAATTTTGATACCCAGTTACCAACTGGTAATTACGAGGGCGAGATAATCTCGCAGGAATTAACCGTTTCAAAGAATGGACACCCTACGTGTGAGATTAAGTTTGGTAACTTAGCTCATTCGACTAGCGGTCCCGTTGATCCTGATTCTCGCAGGACTGTACGCTTGTACATGACTGAGAAATCGGCAGACTTCACCATTAAGAAACTTGCAGCAGCAGGATTCGTTGGTGGTCTGGATCAATTTAGCCTAGAAGCTAATGATGCAATTAGTATCATTGGTAATAAGGTGTCCTTGTACATGAAAGAGGGTACACATGGCGAAGATTGGGACATTTCTACTGGTGGTGGTTCATCGGCTGTGACAGTGGACGTAATGACCGCCAAGCAATTAGGTGCTAAGTGGTCGCATAAGATGCCAAAGGGTACACCAACCCAAGCACCGACTGCTGCTGCCACTACTGAACCTGACCGAACTACTTGGTCATAGGAAACAACCTCCTCGTTGTCCTGTCTGCTGTAGTTATTTTTCATCGGGTAACACAGTAGGCAGGTTTTTTTTATCTATACGGAGATGGATATGAATAACATTGAAGAACTGCTAGTCGAGATACGTGACATTCTAATAATCATGTCGGCACAGAAGAAAGCTCGGAAGACCCGTAGTAAGCAAGATGCCGATGGTCTGTATACACCTGGCTTTGAGTCAGCATGGAAGACCTATCCTCGCAAACTTGGCAAACGCACGGCAGCGAAAGCATACAGTGATGCCCTATCACGTTTGAAACAATCCCGACCTGAGATATCTTCGCCCGAGAGCTACATCCTAAAAGGGATCTTTGAATACTCCAAGGTGTGGCCATTATCACGAATCATGCAAGAGGGTAAGTACTGCCTACATATGAGCACATTCTTAAACCAAGACAGGTTTGAGGATGACCCAGATGCTTGGGGTAAAGAAGATTCTAACGAGGGGATTGGAGGTCCAGCATGGGAACCAACAGTGGACTAACGGATGAGTACATTGAAACAATATTAACGAACTTTAAAGGAAACGCTGAGACATTTGCAGTTCAGCCCAAGGGTCATAGCTTTGCACCACGGGTATTGAATGATGATCTCAGTGTAGAAGAATTTAGGACACAGCATCTAGGCGGTGACAACTGCATCGGCATCTATGTCCTAAACAGGGAGAGTAACGTTCACATGTCATGTGTGGACTTTGACTCGCACCCAGATAACCCCGATCCGGCTTGGGTCGAGAAGACAGAACAGCTATTCGTGTTCTTGGAACAACAGGGACTAGAACCTTTTGTCGAGATATCTGCATCAGGGGTAGGATCACATGTCTGGTTACTCTTTGAACCGCCAGTAGAAGCATGGATACCACGAGCATTCTTCACTGCTGTATCCAATCACCTAGACATACCCATGCCTGAGATATATCCACGACAGGATAGGCTAACGGGTAAGGGTCTTGGGAACCTAGTACGGTTACCCTACTACAACAATTCCCACTTCGTCGATGTCAGTGATGATTGGTCACCGACTCTACCAGATTTCAAATACACCGATGTAGCCGAGCTGAAGGTAATCACATCACGTTTGGGCATTAGGCTTAAACCTTTGACCGTGAAGCAAGATAAGGATGACGTACACCCTGCCATTAAGAAGCAGATGACTAATAGACCTACAGGATTGCTGTCAAGACGCTGGGAGGGCGACCTGGAGGGCCTTAAAGATCGATCTAAGAGTGCTTGTGCCCTATCGCTCACCGTAGCCATGCTAGATGAGTACATGCACCCTGATGACATTGACCAAGCATTGGTGCTCTGGGGTGAGAAGCATAGTTACAACAAAGCTAATCGTGAGGACTTTAGACAGGGCTGTATTGCAAGAGCCTATGAACTGAAGCAAACACCCAAGCATACATCTTCCAAGCCAACTGGTGACTTCCGAGAGTGTGCTCTAGCATCCCTATTGTCCATGAAGGAGGGTAATTACATACCCTTTGGGATACCACCTATTGATGCAGCCATTGACGGTATCTCCAAGGGTAAGATGGCACTGATCATGGCACGTCCCGGTCATGGTAAGTCAGCCATAGGTGCTCAGTGGATTGAACACGCAGCTAAATGCGGTCGTCCTGCACTAATGCTTAATGCTGAGATGAGTCCTACTGAAGTCGGTAAGCGTAGCCTGATGAAGATCACAGGTGTCACTGATGAGCAGGATTACATTGAGAATAGAGATGAGTACGCAGCCATGGTCGAGGCTTATTACGCTGGTTGGACACCACCACACTTCCGTAACGTATCTAGCATTGACGATGTTGAACGTGAAGTGAGAGCATTTAAAAGCGGATATAACATTGAAGCGGTTGTCATAGATTATGTACAATTACTAAGGTCAAACAAAGCTACCCGTTATGAACAGGTGTCTGACATTAGCCTGAGATTAAAGTCTATTGCCCGTGAGGAAGACATTGCTATGATTGCACTGTGTCAGGCTTCACGAAGCATAGAGAAGAGGGATAAGATCGAGTTCCTAGCAAGTGACCTGAAAGAGTCTGGACAGCTAGAACAAGACGCTGATCTTGTAGCTGGCTTGTACTGGTGGGGACGTAGTAATAACCCAAGAGCCGAAATCGATAAGGCAGACTTCCATTTCATCAAGAGACGTAATGGTCCTATTCGCAAACATGTAGTTCGTGTCAAGTTCGAAGCTGAAAAACAACTATTCTCGGAGATATGATGGAGTATTGCAGTTGGTGTTCTAGAGACATCGTTGAGATCAGGGAGCGAGATGACCTATGTTCATTTTGCAACAAACGGTATTGGGTCAAGAAGAATTTCAATGACTCAGAGCGTGGCTATCTGCACGAGGATGACCCTGATGATGAGGAGTACAGGGCACTGGTGCTCATGGAGACAGACCAGTTTGCCCAAGAAACCATGGCAAAGAGAATTGAGCGTATGAAGTCAATCATCCAAGCACAATGGACACCAGAACAAGAACAGCGTAGGGCTGTCGTCAAAAAAAAAGTTTCGTACAGCCTCCACGGGTATACATCCTTCCGAAGTCGGAGCTACGTTTACTTGAAGAGGACCCCATAAATGAGTGATCCTGTTAATCACCCAACACACTATACTCAAGGTAGCTTAGAGTACCTAGATGCTGTCGATGGACTACAGCTAGGGTTTTATCAGGGCAACATTATGAAATATGTTGTACGCTATAAACACAAGCATGCGGCACAGGAACTTCGCATACAAGATTTACAGAAGGCACTATTTTATCTTAATCGTTTAATTGAAATAGAGTCTACAAAGAAAGACAAGTGACAATGTTTGAAGTCAAAAGAAACAGTCGTAACATCCAGGAGATCCATCTCCAGTTCAATAGCCAGAAGGATACACGGAAGCTATTGTTGTTGTCCGATATACACTTTGACAATCCCCATTGCGACAGGGAACTCCTGAAGAAAGACCTAGATAAGGCACTTGAGGATGACGCTGGTATTTGTATTTTCGGTGACCTATTCTGCTGTATGATGGGCAATTATGACCCGAGGAAGGTAAAGGGAAATCTGATGCCCTGCCACGACGGTCCTAACTATTTTGACCTCGTTGTGGAAGAGGCAGTAGAGTGGTGGCGACCCTATGCGAACAACCTAATCCTCGTGTGTCCAGGTAACCAT